TGATTATTGAAGGACCAACTGGAACTGCCGCAGACTTTAGAGCAACTGGTAGAGTTTTCTTAGATAGCGATAATAGAAAAATAAGAAGAATATCTCTTATTGACGGTGGTAGATTTTATGAAACTGTTCCAGCTGTAACAATTGAAGGTGGTGATAGTACTGATGATTTTCTTATTGGAGAAACAGCATCACAAACTCTTTCAAGTGGAGTAGTTATATCTGGTGAAGTTGCTAAATGGTCTGATTCAGATAATAAATTATATTTAATTCATACTGGTGCTGATGATGGTGCATATCATACTTTTGTTACAGGATTACCTATTGTAAGTACATCTGGTGCAAATGGTAATGTATTATCAGTATCAGAAGATAACAAGATATCTGAAAACGAACAAAATGAAGAATTTAGTCCATCAGTAAGTAATGAACTTGATTTCCTTGACTTTACTGAAAACAATCCATTTGGTGATCCGGAGAATAATTAATGTTTGGTACTCATTTCTATCATCAAAAAATTAGAAAATGTGTTGCTATCTTTGGTGCCATGTTTAATAATCTTTATGTTCTTCGTAAAGATAGTAATGGTAATGTAATCAGTCAAGTAAAAGCTCCATTATCTTATGCACCAAAGTCAAAGTATTTAGAACGTATTAGAGAAAATGCAAGTTTAACTCAAAACACACAAGTTGCTATTAAACTACCTCGTATGTCATTTGAAATTACTTCTTTTGCATATGATACAACTAGACAGTTAACTAAGTTAAGTAATTTTACTACTAAAGGAACCGCAAATAGTAACAGACAAAAATTCTATTCACCGGTTCCATATAACATTAACTTTCAATTAAACATTTATGCAAAGAATCAAGATGATGCTTTACAACTTGTTGAACAAATTCTACCAACATTTAATCCACAATATTCATTAACCATTAAACCATTTGCTAGTGAATATCCAGATTTTAAAGAAGATATTCCAATTATTATTCAAAGTGTTTCATTTGCTGATGACTTTGAAGGAGCATTAGAACAAAGAAGAACTATTGTATATACAATAGATTTTGAAATGAAAGTAAGTTTCTATGGAAATATTACTTCTGGTTCAATTATTAGAGAAGCAAATGCAGATCTTTATATTATTGAACCTAACGAAAATGCACTAGCTGAACAACTTACCGTTGTTCCTGATCCAACCACCGTTATCGGTCTTGCTGATAGTGATTTTGGATTTACAGTTGATATAAATAGTCTTGATACTATTGAAGATACCGATCCATATGTTGTGGCTGGTTATGTGGTCGATGGTTATATACAGGAAACATTATAGGGTAAATTAAAATGACCATTACTTTAAGAACTACAAAGGGATCTGCTCTTACATTTGCAGAACTTGATGCTAACTTTACTGATTTAGACGGTAGATTAGATACTGTTGAAGATGGTAATGTTACTCAAACAGATTTAATTTCTGCATTACAGTCTTCTGTAAGTTCAAATGATGATGATATCACGACATTAAATACTACTGTATCAGGTTATGGTACACGTATTACTAACCTAGAAAGTGATATGTCTGAATTTGGAACCAAAGATATTGATTTTGGATCTAATCAAATTACATATTCAAATGTCTATACAAATGAAGCATCATTCCCATCCGCTGGTTCTTATGAGGGTATGTTTGTTGTTAATGATTCAGGTGGTGAAGCATACTATTCTCATGATAGTGCGTGGGTACAGATTCCTAATTTAGTATTTAAAACAGTTACTGGTAACACAGGTACAATTACAGCTTCATCTAATGCTGATACAATTTCTATTTCTGGTGATTCGGGTATTAGTACATCATTAAATTCTACATCTGATGGTTTAAATATTTCATTAGATCATGTAACATATAACCTTACTGCAGAAAATGATTCTGCTGCAGCTCTTGTATTTCAACAAGATGATAGATTCTTTTTAAGTAACTCAAGTAATCCAGATTTATATCTTCGTAGAGGTGAAACATATAAATTTAATATTACATCTCTTACACATCCAATTTATATTAAAACCGCTCAAACAACTGGTACTGGTGATCAGTATACAAGTGGAGTAATTAATAACGGACAACAAGCTGGAGTATTAACATTTACTCCTCCGATGAATGCTCCATCAACTCTTTATTATCAAGCATCGACAAGTGCTTCTATTACAGGGACGATTAATATAGTATAATGGCTGATAATGATAATGTAAAAAGTGATTATGAATATTCAAGAGACACATATTATGAGATCTTAGAAAAAGGTAAAGATGCTCTTGAACTTATGATTGAAGTTGCTCGAGAATCTGAGCATCCTAGAGCGTTTGAAGTTCTTTCTAATATGATGAAGAACATGGCTGATGTAAATGATAAATTAATGGATTTAAATAAAAAGAATAAAGATATTAATAAAGAAGAAGTGAAACAAGTAGCAGGTGGAACTACAAATAATAACATCTTTTTAGGTTCTACTACAGATCTACAGAAACTATTAAATAATGAAAATGACATTATAGATGTTACACCAGAATGAAACATATCTTGGTAATCCTAACGTAAAACGCGATGGTGTTATTCAAGAGTGGACAAAAGAATTAGTACAAGAATACTATAAGTGTAGCAAAGATCCTATATATTTTGCAGAAAAATATTGTAAGGTAATTTCACTTGATAGAGGTTTAGTTCCATTTAAACTATATCCTTATCAAAAAAATATGTTTAGGCAGTTTAATGAGCATCGGTTTAACATTGTTCTCGCCTGTCGTCAGAGCGGAAAATCAATATCAGCATGTGCGTATCTCCTCTGGTTCGCGCTCTTTCATAGTGAAAAGACTGTGGCAGTTCTTGCAAACAAGGGTGCAACAGCAAGAGAAATGCTCGGTCGAGTCACTCTTATGTTGGAAAACATACCTTTCTTTTTGCAACCTGGTTGTAAAGCACTCAATAAAGGGTCTCTTGAGTTTAGTAATAATTCTAGGATTCTCGCTGCTGCTACTTCTGGTTCTTCAATCCGTGGTCTCTCTGTTAACCTTCTTTATCTAGACGAGTTTGCATTTGTGGAGAGAGCTAATGAATTCTATACCTCCACATATCCAGTTGTATCTTCGGGAAAGGATACAAAGATTATCGTTACCTCAACAGCGAATGGTATTGGCAATACTTTTTATAAGATATGGGAAGGAGCAACTCAAGGAGTTAATGAATTCACTCCATTCAGAGTAGACTGGTGGGATGTTCCAGAACGAGATGAAAACTGGAAAAAACAAACAATAGCGAATACGAGTCAACTTCAATTTGATCAGGAATTTGGTAATACTTTCTTTGGAACAGGTGATACACTTATTAACGCTGAAACTCTTATGGGATTTAGAGCACAACCGTATATAAAATCATTAGAAGGTGGGGATTTATTAGTATATAAAGAACCTGAAAAAAATCACGATTATATCATGACTGTAGATGTATCAAAGGGAAGAGGCCAGGACTATTCAACTTTTAATTTGATCGATATTAGCGTTCGCCCGTTTGAACAGGTTGCTGTATATCGCAACAACACTATCTCGCCCCTGCTCTTCCCAAATATTATTTATAAATATGCAAAATCTTACAATAATGCCTATGTTGTTGTGGAATCAAACGACCAAGGGTCTGTGGTATGTAATGGTCTTTATCATGACTTAGAATATGAAAATGTGCATGTAGAATCTGCGATTAAATCAAATGCTATTGGTATTGAAATTAACCGTAAAACAAAAAGACTTGGATGTTCTGCTATTAAAGATATTCTAGAAAATAATAAATTAAAAATTGTTGATGAGAATACTATTTTAGAAATATCTACATTTGTTGCAAGAGGGCAATCATATGAAGCTGCTGATGGTAACCATGATGATTTAATGATGAATCTAGTGATGTTTGGTTATTTTTCATCCACACAATACTTTGGTGATATGACGGATATTAATTTAAAAGATATGTTATTTAAAAAACAAATGAAAGATATTGAAGATGATATGGTTCCATTTGGATTTATTGATGACGGAAGTGATGTTATTAATCAATTAGAACAAAAAGATCATCCATGGGCTATTGAATATGATGAAAATTTTTAAATTATAAATACTAGTATTGAACAACCGTATTATGTTTTGCTTATAATTAG